CTTAATCGTCCAGCTGCGCATATCCGGGATGACGCCTGAAGGATATGCCGCCGCCAGAAGTGGATATGCAGATTTATCAAACGCCTGACCGGCCATGATGGCGTAACCGGCTGGCACCGTATCAGACGGCCACGGAATAGGCGCACCTACCGGGTAATTGTTATATCCATCATGATGAATAAGTTTCCAGCCCTTAAAAACGCCTGCCGTAACAGCGGCAAAACCAATGACATTGCCATCAAAATCAATCCCAATGACGGTGTTATAGCCCTGAGTATTAGAGTGTGCGGCGTTGATGTATTGCTTCCACGTATGTCCGCCGGGCATGCCATTTTTTACAGAGGAGCCGTTAAAAAAGCCGCTTCGCGTCCTCAAATCAACAGCAACATCGGCAAATGATTCAGCATAGGTATTCAGGCCAGCACCCTTTGGCACGCGACCTTCAGCATTTTGATTAGCAGACTTAGCGACATCAAACGCAGCCTTAACCGCTTTCGGTGTAGCCGCCAGCGCCTCCGACGTACTGTCGGTCGCGCTGCTGAGCTGGACAATACCCTTTTGCGCCGTGGTGGCGTCCTGAGCCGAATATTTACCTTTCGCAAGGTCATACGCTGCCTTAACCGCTTTCGGCGTCGCTGCGACGCTCTCAGACGTGCTGTCGGTCGCGCTGCTGAGCTGGACGATACCCTTTTGCGCCGTGGTGGCGTCCTGAGCCGTGTATTTACCTTTCGCAAGGTCATACGCCGTCTTAACCGCTTTCGGTGTCGCTGCGACGCTCTCAGACACGCTGTCGGTCGCGCTGCTGAGCTGAGTGAAGCCCTTTGCGGTTAGCGTGGCGTCAGGATGGCGGCGGGACTGCTCATGCTCCGCAATTTTGTCGTCGACGTAGTCCTGCGTTGCCATCACCGTTGAGGTATCAATCGTCAGTTCCACTGACTCGATGTCGCTCACCATGATAACCATACGCACGGTCTGTGCGCGGCCTGACCCCTCCGCCAGCGCTGGCTTGTAGCTTTCGGCCATATTGCCGACCGCAATCAGCGTGCCGGTGTCATCATAGAGCCCGAGCTCGCGCATCCAGAAACCGCCGGTCTCCGGCGGGATAAGCAGTTCCGCCACGACGTAATTTTTATTCTTTTTGTCCTGGCTGATTTTGTTCAGCGCGTGACGCCATACCTCTTTGACGAGTTTTGTCTGGTTCGGGTCAGGCACCGGCAGCGTGCCGCCACCGTCACCCACGGCCATCGCCGTCAGGTTAACCTTTTTCCCGTCCGGGAGGGTCGCTGCAGCCAGTTTGATTGCACCGGTTTTGGTGATGACCGTTTTGTATTTCACTGTCATTGTGCTCTCACTTATCCGGGGTAAACCGTGATGATGTCGCCGTCATAGGACAGAGCGCCGGTGTAGAGGTAGCCGGGGATATCCTGAATAATATTGAGGCCGATTAAATGGCGGCTGGCTGGCTTTGCATCGGCAATGAGCCGCTCCATTTCGTAGTACATTTCCTCGGTGATGCCGGTCTCCAGCACGCCGATATCAAGGCGAAACGTGCCGGGCGGGTCGTTTGTCTCCCACCACTCAGAGACGTTAATCAGATAGCCGAGCGGCTCCACCACGCGGCGCACTGCGCCAATCGTCCCCTTGTGTGCGTGGATAAACCACGCCGCGCGGATCACTTCCCGCTTTGTGTCCTCCGGCCAGCTCTCATCCCAGCGGTCAACGGAAAACGCCCACGCCAGCCACGGCAGCAGGTTTGCCGGGCAGTCGTCAGGGCTCCAGAGACGGCGCAGGGGAACGGGGGTGTTTTCGATTTCAGCGCAGGCGCGCGCGGCGGCAACCTCAAGCGGCGAGGAGCCCACCGGCAACAGGCGGGTGTCATTCATCATTGCCCCCTATGGTGACGCTGTACTCGCTGCACCATGACGCCTGCGTGTCATCGAGCACGATGTCGGCCACCGGCGCAGCCAGCTCGACGCGCTGCACGCCCTCGACGTGGAGCGCCGCATAGATGGCAGATTTACGGATGTCGCGCCCGAGCCGGTGCTGCGCGCTGATATACGCCTGCAGCTTTGCTTTTGCCGCACTGAGCACCGGCTCGCTTTCGGGACCGGGGTAAAGGTAAAGCGACGCGGTGATTTTATAGTCGACAATTTTTGCTGACTGCACGGTCACGCGGTCGGCAACCGGCCGAACGTCCTCGTCGTTAAGCGCAGTGCGCACAATGGCGAGCAGCTCGTCAGAGGCCACGCCGTTATTTTCACGCGACAGCACAGACACGGTCACACACGCAGGCTCGGTACTGATGACGGAAATATCCGCGACACGCCCGTCAGCGCTGCGGCCATGAAACTGATATGCGCCGGTCGAGCCTGCGGTACTCAGCCCCTCAAAAGCCTGTTGAATGCGCAGGCGGTAGTCGGTGTCCGATTCCATCAGGGCTGGCGTGGGCGGAAACGTCGTGTCGTCTGCAGGCGTGATGACGAGGCGCTCGACGTTATAATTTCCGCCTATCTGGTCAAGGTCGGCATCTTCTGCATACGCCAACATGACCGCACGCGCGGCCTCGTTTACGCGCTGTCGCCAGATAACTTCCCGATAGGCGTTTTCCTGCAGCAGCTTAACAATCGGCTCTGATTCGAGCGTCAGGGTGCGCGCAACGGCCTCCTGTTGTTCTTCGGGGTATAACGAGACGAGCGTTGCCTTGCGCTCGCTCAGGATGCTCTCATAATCCAGCACTTCCACAACATCGGGCGCGGCGAGCTGGTTCAGGTCAACAATTGCCATAGTGTTTAACTCAGTGGAATGGTTAGGGAAAAGGGCTGGCCGTTAGCCGAGCGCGTGCCGGTGATGTCTACATACAGGCCGCCGTCATTCTCCGACCGCTCAAAGGTGATGGTTGTCAGGCTGACGCGTGGCTCCCATTTCTGGATCGCGGAATAACACGCGGCCATAATCTGCAGGCGCAGCGACGGGGTCTGCGGCTGGTCAATCAAACCCGACAGGAGCGAGCCGTATTCACGGCGCATGACGCGCGAGCCTATCGGCGTGACCAGTATGTCACGCACGCTTTGCCTGATATGCTCGACCTCAGAGATACTGAGGCCGGTCTGGCTGTTCATTCCCAGATAACGCACCGTCATTTAGTGCCCTCCGTCCAGCTTCCGCCCCGTTCGACTCCGCCGTGGCCGTGGTCATCTACCTGCACGCCGTTTGAGGTCAGTTTTCCGCCGGTGTGCTCGATGTCGCCGGACATCTTCCCGCCTTTCTGCACTTCGAGCGTGCCGGTCGTCAGCTTGTTGGTGCACACCACCTCGGGCGTATCGAGCGTGATACGGGTTTCGGCTTTCACCATTACCAGCGGCACGGTGGCCGTAATGGAATCCGACGCGGTGACGTCGGCAGTTTTGATACCGGATACGTTGAGCGCGCCGCTTTCGGGCTCGTACTCGATAACCGCCCCGTCAGGAAAGGCAACATGAATCGCATCGGGCGAGGCAGACGGCGCGTGATGGTCATCAGAGAAAATGCCCGGCAGCACAAAGGCCGTATCGAGCTCGCCACCGATGGCCAGCAATAACACCTGCTCACCGACCGAGGGAGCCCACCACACGCGAGAGCGACCGGCGCGAGAGGTGAGCCAGTTAAGCCAGGTGGTTTGCATCCCGCCAGTCTGGACACGACACACCCCCTCGGCGAGGTTAACGTCGGTCACAATGCCGGTGCGGATAAGGTTGCGGATCGCGCGTGCGATTTCCTGCAGAGAGTTTAAATTATTCATGAGAGAAAGGATGCCGTAATATAATCACAACGGCTATGAAAAAGGTTTTTGTAGAGCGTGAGACAACAAGCCTCATACAATATTAGCACTATTAATTTTCATTATAATAAGGAATTAAAATGCAATTATTTTATTTAACCAAAAATAGCACACTCCATTTCACGCAAATCATAAAAAAAAGGGTGCAGTTAAAGCAATAATTATAAATAGCACCCTCAAACACTCTAGCCTTCAGATAAAATCAAAAATATCACCCAAATTATCACCCTGCACACTCAACCTACCAAGATCAGATAACTCATAAAGCTTTCCGTTAATATCAAATATAATAATATCTACTTTAGCGATTGTTTTTTTGAAGTTTTCAGAGTAAAAATCATATAAATCACCAGTTGAACTCAACTTTGTTTTTGCCTGAGTATGGTTATCATAGAATATATTACTCAATGTTGCGCACTTTAACTTAGCCTGAAAATCATGCTTCAATTTTTCAATCTTTTCCTTGAGATTGATATTCAAGGAGGTCACATGTACACCCGCAGGTAGAACACTTCTAACTATGTCTGATGCATATTTTATATTTCTAGGAGGATTAATAAAAACCAAAGAATTCAATGAATTATACCGCACAAGAAATTGAAACTTGTAATAAGAAACCTCTTGAATCAAACTTACTTCACCTAAAGGTGTTTCAATCTGTCTTTCCAGTGTATTTTTTTCAATATATTGAACTTTACAACCATCGAAAAAATCATCTTGCAAAACGAACCCAAAGCCATCTTGATCATTATAAGGCCTGGCGTTAATTTTATTTACCACGTCATTCTTATTAATATAAATATCAGTGGAAAAAAATTTGAGTTTCATTCTTTTGCCCCCTCTGAAGTTAATGTCACAGGAACCATTGGAGCTATAGTAATTTTATTTAACTCTTCAATTATCATGTCATTGACTTTAAAGATCCTCTCTTCTAGGACATTCATAATTTGGTCAAATTCATGACTTTCAACTTTTTCTTTATCTTCACCTGAGAACGAGTATTGCTTATGAAGAATCTTTATCTTAATATCCTTACAAAAGTGTTTATCTTCAAATCCGATTTCAAAAGTGATTATAGGGTTGTTCACAAGAAAAGTTACTCTTGACTTCCAGCGGATCAAACTCCGATAAAATCCTTCATTACAAAGCTCTTCTATTTGCTTTGCATCGACTAATGAATGACCATCATAGGATGCGTTATTTATTCTAAATACACGATTTTGAGAATCTATTTCTTTACCCTGTTCAAAATCATCATTATCTTTTTCGACAGCATTTATTTCTTCACTGCCCCCTGCATCCGCATCCGCATCCGCATCCGCATCCACATCTGTATCTGTATCTGTATCTGTATCTGTATCTGTATCTGTATCTGTATCTGTATCTAAATCTGCACTATTTGAGCCACTAACACTGTCCAATTTTATTTTTATTAGACTTAGTCTAACTTTCTCCAGCCCGGCATATATTAAACCATCCTCCGCCAAGCGGTTATCAAAATCATATATCTCCTTTGCAAACATATTCCTTAGTCTTTGTTCAGAAACATGAGACCAGTCTATAAATTGTAAAGTTATAGATTTTAAAACATTAGCCTTATAGTGAAGGAGAATATCATTAAGAATACTTTTTATTTTTTTTGTTTGTGTAAACCTTATTGATGTAAAGTTTTTAGTTTTTAGAAAGCTTATCTTACCACCGTTAAGTTTTTTTTGTTGAAATTTACCTCTCCGGAAGTCATATTCAGTATATTTTATATCAACATTATACTTGCCTATCAGCCCTGAATGTTCAATAATTTCATCTTTAAACTTCGCACTTCTTGATTTAATTACTGCCTCAACCACATCATAAAGCATATTAACATCAAAGCCATCATAAACACGAAGGATTGAATAAATCTCATGGTTAGTGTTTGTAGCTAATTTATCTTGTATTGAAACCACATGAGAATATGAAAAGGGAAGCTCGGAAACTTTTTCAATTAATGCATCCCTCTCAATCCCTGCAGAAAATAAAACCCCACGATTGAATGCAATCTGCCTGATGGAATTATCAGATAATTTAATCTTATTTGACTGCAACGCCGTATAAATGTCACTATCGGTAGAAAATATTGTCGCTTGATATTTATTCATTTGTTCTCTCCAGAAAAGTCACACAATTTATTGACATCTTTACTGATCACCCTAAAAGGAAAAATACTGGATGTCGTATTATCAATAGATATGTTGTGCAACTGCCTCCTGAGATTATTCAGTTTATCTAATGTAAATGAATATAGTTTCGAGTAAGTATTTATTGCATTATCCAAATATTTTGTCGAATCAGAACTAAATGGAGTCACTATAAATATCTTATCAAATTGGTTTAATAATTGATAATTGAATATGTATTCAATCAAAAACACAAACTGCTCTTCTTTATCTACTTCCTCCTTCCAATAAATATTTAGTATTTTATTAGTTACAGTCGCCCCATTATGATCACGAATAAAATCATGAGAGTACTGAAAAAAAATCATCCCTGATGTTATCATTTCCAGGGTGGCTGGTAACATTCTGCCTTTCGAAGCTAATTTATTATGCTTATCTGGATAAAAGAAACCACACTGTTCCCAAGCAGGTATTTTCTCCCATAAAATTTCCAACAACTGCCCATTAAAACAATCATAATTCCGACGTTTTGATATATCTTCAGTGACACTCATCAGGAACCTTATAGATTTGGGATCCATAATAAAAAGATAAGAATCAATAGGAAAATGCAATTCCGCCTTTAGAATGGTTGAAAGCTTATTCAATAAATCGTTATCATATTCATTATCATGATTATAGATAAACAACATCCCGTGAACTTGGAATTTTTCTTTCTTTTCTGAAAGAAATAAATCTCTCCATTCCTGACTTCTTACACTACATTCTACTTGCTGTGCTAAACTCTTAATTGTTTTTTGTATTTCAGTGTATTGATAAGATTCTATTGTGCTCTTTGAATAAGATTTGAGATCAGTCTGAATATATTGATAAATATCAGTATATGGATCCTTATAAAAGAACACAACATCTGTAGGATGTGTCTTCTCCTTTTGATTATGTTTTAAATGCGTGTCTAAACAACACGCCCAGTTCAAATCTGTATGCTTGCTAAACTGCCATTTAAGTTCTCTAAAAATTTTAGATGAAATAATTCCGGCAACCGCATCAATGTTCTTGGTTTCCGCCACAAAATCCCCCTCTAATTTAGTTTAAGTTACAGCATGTTGTTATCGATTTTATAAATTTTCACAAAAACAAGATAAAAACAATCACAATTCTCATTGCATACATACAAGACATTGATTTTAATCATATAATTTTATCTATTACGTTCTAAATACTTAATAACTATCTCCTCGATAAACTGAGTTTCAGTGGCACCGAACCCTAATAATTGCCTTTCTGGATACTGCACGTCCTGAGCGTGTACGTTTGGCCGGTCCTTAAGTCCGTACTGATGCACCCGTGCAACTCGTTGCACCTTGCCTGTAAACTCCACCACAGCAGCATTGTTACTGGCACTGGCTTTCATGTAGCGTCTGGTTCGTAACTTCTGGAACATCGCCCGTTTAATCCGCCCGGTCTTAGCCCTGAGAGGCTTACGCTTTCGCGCCTGATACGGTGAGCCGTCCGGGGCTTTTTGCTGTTTGATGCGTTGCTGCTGCGCCGCTCTGAGCTGTTTCGCAATCTCACCGGCAAGCTTTCGACGCCCTGCGGGTGACAGAGCAGCAAGCAGTCCGGCGAGCTGGTTATCAAAAGGCTTAAAGTCACTCATCCCATTTGCTCACCAGTTCGCCGTTAATATAGAGCTCTTTCGGCCGAGTGACGGGCTCAGGCAGTGGCGGCTCCGGGGCATAGCTGACATGCAGCGCGCCGTTTTCCTCCTTGATGATGGTGCGCTCGGTGAGCTGCAGGCTGATGCTGATATCGACACTATCCTCGTTGTTCAAATCCATCTGGAAGCCGTAGCCCTTTTTGCGTCCCTCATCGAGCGTACAGATATCCGGCTGGTTTTCCCTGATCCATGCGGCCACTGGCACGAATATCAAATCAGGGTCGCCCACAAAGTCACACACGATCACATTCAGGGTGTAAATTTTCTCGTGGGACAGCGAGGCCGCGAGCCGCGCATCGATATTCCCCTCATCGGCAAAAATGCGCATCATCTCGGGATTGGTTTTAAGCTGCGGGACAGCGTCAGTTAACGCCTTGCGCAGGCTGATTGCTTTCTTCATCGAGTTTATCCTGACAGTCTTTGACGGTTTCAATCTGCAGCGCGCATGCCGCGAGCGCGTGCTCAAGCCTGCGGATATCAGCACTCAGGTCGCCATTAACGACCGGATCGCTTTCCGGCATCGGGCAATAGCTCACCTTCGGGCAGGCGCTGTAAACAATGACCGGCGGAGGCGCAACCGGCGCGGGTGTGCAGCCTGCGCACAACATCAGGCAGCTTGTCGCTATACCAGCGGCGTAACGTTTCATTCTCATTTATCAGCCTTGTAATGGTTTCTTCCCGTCGCACGGCCATTGCACCGGCGGCGATTAACTCACCGCGTAAAGTGACCTGCGCGGTTTCGTTTTTCCTGGCAATTCCCTGCGAAACGGAAAGCTGGTTTTTCAGCATCCCGATCACGTTTTTCTGTTCAACTGCCACCTTGTTTGCCCGTTCAAAGGAGCGCATCAGGTTGCCGTTTTCATGACGCTGCCAGAGCACAACCGCCATCAGCGCGGCCAGTAAAAACAACATCACTTTCATTGCATACCCCTGATGCAGTAGGCACGCTCACGCGCGCGGCGATTTTCCAGCCCTTTATTGATTGAGCCATTCACATAAACCCAACGGGTAAGCTGGTCGCACGCCTGCCACCATTGATGACGCTTGATGTACGAGACCAGCGTTGAGCGGCAGGCCGCGCCGGTTCCCACGTTGAATGAGAAGCTGACCAGCGCGTCGTAAACGTGCTGCGGCATTTCTACCGGCGCGCAGACCGCGAGACGTTTCTCGACGGTCATCACATCCGCGACAAGGTTCGCCGCCGCCTGACGCTCGGTGATGTCCCCTTTAGGGACGACGCCTGCAGTGTGGCCGATGCCTGACGTCCACACTCCCGCGCTGCACTGGTAAGGCGTCAGGCGACAACCTTCGAGGTCGGCAATCAGCGCCAGCCCCTCGGGCGAGGTGTTAAGCAGTCGAAAGTCAGGCATCAGCGCCGCCAGCGCCAGCACTGCGGCCACACTGCAACGTTTAACGATTGATTTCACGAATAGCCCCCTTATCGAGTCCGATTGACGTCAGATAGAGATAGGTTTTGCGCTTAAACCAGTAGTTCGTCAGCGCGGTAAAAATGGCGCATCCGCCGCCCACGTAAAGCGCCATCTTTTCGGGTGAAATTGCACCGAGATACGCCAGCGCAACGGCCAGCCAGTAGGCGATAAACGTGGTGATTTTTTCCATGCTCAGTCCCATAGATTCACCGTTTCGGTTCTGGCCGCGCTGTCGGTCTCGGGCAGCTCAATTGCCGTGCCGTGCGGCAGAATGACGCCGAGCTCAGACAGGCCGGGGTTAGCCTCCAGCACGGTTTCGACTACGCCCTCAGTTCGCCCGTAATAACGGGCGCAAATCGCGTCGAGGGTGTCGCCCTGCAGCGCATAGGCTTTCATCAGATTTGCCCCACGATACAGCGCGCTTTGTCCTGGATGCGCGCCACAGACCAGCGCATATCCCGCCACATCTCATCGATAGTGCTGTCGATGCTGTCGGCCTTTTTGTCGCCTTTGGCGGTCGCATCTACGCCGCGAAAACGTTCATAAAGCGTGGCGGTCGTCATGGCACATACGGCGTTGAAATAGTGGAAAACGCGCACGCTCTCGCCGTCGAGATGGTCGGTCGGGACATCCGCCAGCGTGGCGTGACCGGCTTCGAGCTGACGCTCGCGCCATTCGCTCAGCTCCGCATTCGTCTCCGCGATGGCGGTCTTAATCGCCCGGCGCAGGCGCACGGGGGAAACGGTCTGCTCTAACCGCATTTCCTCCCGCACGCGCTTCGGATCCACGTCAGGAAAAAACGGGGTGTTTTTGATTACCGGCTCGCTCACGCCCGGTGGCGGTATCACCACGCCCGGCACATCCTGCGGCTCTTGTTTTGGCTCAATAATCAGCGTCGTCATGACAACCTCGGGTAATGGGTGGGCGGTGGACGCCGTTCGCAGTCAGGGTAAGGAATACCCGCATTGAACGGCGTGCCGCCCGGCTCGGGGAGCGCTCGGTTAACCTGCGGCTTTTGCCGCCTTTGGTGGACGCCCGCGCCGTGCCGCCGGTTTAGCGGCAGGCTTGCGCGTGCGCGGTTGAGTCGTTTTGGTTTTCGGGGCGGGTTCGGGTTTTGGCCTGAGCTGACGCGCTAACTGCTCGATATCCTTTTTCACCCCGATAGTGCTTTCTAACTGGATCGCACGCTGCAGGTGCGCCAGCGCCTCGGGCAGTTGCTTCGCATCACGCAGCACGTAGCCGGTGATTTTGTGCAGCT